TTTTTTCCATAATTTGAGCGAAAAATACACTAAAATTAGGGTGAAAATTGTCCGCAAAAGTAATAGGATCGTGAGAAACGTGTCTCTGAAATGACATACAATCCGGTTTATTTTCCTCTAAAATGCTTTTAAAAGTATCAAAATTAAACCTTGTGTCACTGTGATTTGCAATTTCGGGTATTTTCCATCCGTTTTTCATTAGATTTCCGATTTTATCTTCAAGTTGATAGCTAACTACTCCGAAATAGTCGCTATCCAGGTGGCAATTATTCTCTATCAATTTTCTAATTACAGAATTTTCAAAGAAAATATCGCACTCTTCGTTTTTATATGGGATAAAATTTTTATTTAATCTGTCCGCCTGTGAGTCGTCAAAATAAATTTGATATACTTTTAGATTCATATTCAAAATAAATTTGTGCACAAAATACTGATTAAATTTTTAAAATCCTACCTTGCAACTAATCTATTTTAAAGTTAAATCAATAACTATGGCCTCTAATGCTGTTGGATCCGAAAGGGTCAGCCGAATTGTTGGATATAAAATATCGACTGGAGATTTTTCTACAACTTCTCCAAATCTTCCGCAGCGCATCCTCGTTATTGGCGAGGCCAATACTGCAAATCAATCTGGTTTAGATACATCTACATGGAACTTCACTACTTTGCAAAAGGCTGGTGAGCGCTATGGATATGGGTCTCCTATTTATTTAGCATTAAGACTTATTAAGTCTCAGAACTTCGGAGTTGGCGGCATTCCGGTAGATGTAATTCCTCAGGCGGCGGCTGTTGGCGCTACGAGTAAAAAAATAACAATTGCCTGTACTGGCACAGCTACTGGAAACGGAACACACACAGTCGTTATTTGTGGCAGAAGACAGATAGATAGTTATTCATATGATATTAACATAAACACAGGAGATACGCTTCCTGTAATTGTTGGAAAAATATCTGATGCAATAAATGCTGCACTTACCTCTCCTGTGTCTGCGACTCATGATACTTATTCGTGTATTGCAGAATCAAAATGGAAGGGCCTTACCGCAAATGATGTCAATATTTATATTGACACAAATGATAATTCTCTGGGAATTACTTACAGTGTTTCTTCTACTCAGTCTGGTGCTGGCACTCCATCTATTGTGTCTGCTCTTAATCAGATTGGCGCAACATGGTATACACAACTTGTAAATACATACGGGACTGTTTCGTCTGTAATGTCTTCCCTTGAGTCATTTAATGGAATTGCAGATCCTGATACTCCTACTGGTAGATATGCTGCATTGATTATGAAGCCATTTGTTGCGATCACTGGTTCAGTTGCAGATGATCCTTCGTCTATAACTAATGCGAAGAAAAATGAAATGACAATTGCCATTGCTCCTGCACCTTACTCTAAAGGCTTACCCCTTGAGGCTGCGGCAAACATGACTATTCTTTCGGCGAGAGTTGCCCAGGATACTCCACACTTGGATGTGCAGGGAAAATCATATCCAGATATGCCTGTACCAATTTCTGGTACTACATTTTCAATGCAAGATTATAATGAAAGGGACAGGATAGTTCAGTTAGGGTGTTCTACTGTGGATCTTGTTGCGGGTAAATATCAGGTTCAGGACTTTGTTACTACGTATCATAAGGATGGTGAACTGCCTCCTCAGTTTAGATATGTCAGAAACATATTTGTGGACCTTAATGTTTATTATGGATACTATCTGAAAGAGCAGACGTACGTAGTTGATCATACAATTGCAAATGACGACGACATTGTTAATGCTGTCCGTGTAGTAAAGCCTAAAACTTGGAAGTCAGAACTTGGATTTTATGCCGACGATCTTGTCTCAAGAGGGCTTATAGTTGATGCACAATTCATGAAAGACTCGACAGTAGTAAATATTTCAGGCACAAATCCTGATAGACTTGAGACTTTTTTCAGATACAAAAGATCTGGCTGTGTTAGGATAGCATCTACCACTGCTCAGGCTGGTTTTAATTTTGGTACAGTATAAAGTAAAAAATATATGGCAGTAGTAAGTGGTGATATTCTTGAAATTGGATACAATCACCCCACAATTGGGACCGGAGTGTTTCTTCCAAAATCTGCAGAAGACGGAACGTATGATCCAGGCGGATTTCGTACGAATGACGATGCTAATGCGGTAGATGGCGGTGGCCGTGCTATTCAACAAATGAATAGAACGAGATGGTCACTTGAAACTACTATCTCGTGGGATATGAATATTGTAAACGAGCTTGATGTTCTCAGGGCTTTGGCGTCAAGTCCTGTGGATGCTACATTTACAATTACTCATATAAACGGTGCTGTTCATTCCGCATTAGGAAAGCCTGTCGGGGATATACAGGGTAATTCAAATGCCGGAACGATTTCAGTTAAATTCTCTGGCGGTGGTCTAATGAAAAAGATTTCTGGTTAATAGGGTTGTAAATTTGTTTCTTGCGTCCACAGTGCTTTTATTAGTATGTGGACGTTTTATTTTAAACAAAAAAAAAATGTATATGAAAATTATATTTTAACAAACAGTTGCTAAACAATATGAAAAAGAACAATGTAATTCCAAAAGAAAAAGCTGCAGAAGAATTTTCTGCCTGGTTAGAGTATCAGCAGGTTTCCGACAAAACAATTTCAGAAAACGAAGATTCTATAGATAGAATCGTAAATAAAATATCATCTGGTGATATGATTATTAACGAGGATAAGTCTATGTTGTTTAGGTTGTCTTTCCCAATAGGCGCAGATTCTCATATCAAAGAGTTGTCAATAAAAAACAGGATTACAAGAAGGGATGCGCTCCCTCACTTGAATGGCGTAAAGCCTACTGATGCGGATGGGAGAATATTAGCTTATTCGGCTGCTCTTACAGGCCAGAACAAAGCTATACTTTCAGAGATGGATAGCCGTGATCAAAAAATTCTCGACTCTATAGTAGCTTTTTTTATTGTATAGCTGATGATGATAACAATCTATTGATTATGATAAGATCAATAGCATTAGAGTTTCATTGGCATCCAGATCAAATTTCTTGTTTTTATTTAGACAAAAAAGATGAATTTTCGTTATATTTCTGGTATGATTTCATATGTGAAATCAATAAAAAAATAAAAAAAGAATAGATGGCTTTCGTTATTCCTTCTGTATTTACTGCTGTAGATAAAATCACTGCTCCGCTTATTAAAATGGCTGGATCAGTGAATGTATTTGCGGCAAGAATTGAAAGAAGAATGAGGTCTGTTCGCAGTGTTACCGATTCGGCATTCGAAAAGCTTACTGGTGGATATGGTGGTCGTGCTGTTGCCGCAGGCATTGGTGTGGCTACATTTGCTGTTACTGAATTTGTTAAAGAGGCCTCTAAAATAGAAGATGCTCAGGCTCAGTTTACCCCTCTATTGAAAGGTCCAGAAAAGGCAGCAAAGATGGTTGATTTGTTGAATAAGGCAGCAGCTAAAACTCCATTTGAATTCGAGCATATGACTTCAGGCGCGGCAAAGCTGTTGCCAGCAATGAGAGGCGATATGGAAAAAACAGTTTCTACGCTAATGATGCTCGGTGATACGGCTGGGGGTAATGCAGAAAAACTCGATTCAATAGTTCGTGGATATTCAAAAGCTTTGCTTAAGGGTAAAGTTGACATGGAGTCTCTTAATATGATTGGAGAGGCTGGCGTCCCAATTGTTTCTGAGCTTGCCTCAACAATGGGATACGGAGAAAAAGAAATGGGTAAGTTTTTTAAGAGAATATCTGCTGGAAAAGTAAGCACAGCCGATCTTGAAAAGACATTAAAAAGAATGACTGGTAAAGGTGGTCTTTTCTTTAATGCCATGTCAATTGCTTCAAAAACTCTTTCAGGTAAAATATCTACAATGAAGGACACTGTTAAGATGGCATTTGCATCAATTGGACAGGAGATCTCTCCTTATATAAAGGACTTTGTCGATAAAATAACAGTTGCAGCTACAAAGATTCAGGAGTGGGTAAAGGCAAATAAAAAATTGATTGGACAAAAGGTGAAATCATTTTTTGAGACTCTATCAAAGGTAATTTCATTTATTGCAAACAATTTTGATACAATTGTTTTTGCGGTTAAGGCATATGTATCAGCGCTGATCGTATTAAAGGCAATTTCTATTGCTGCTGCAATTGCAACATGGACAATGGAGGCGGCATTGTTTGCTTATAATGTGGCTATCGGAATTACCGGAGCACTTACTGGAGTAGCGAATATAAATATAGGTAAAAGCGTAGTTGCCATGACTGCTTATAAGGTAGCGACATGGATTCTTACTGCTGCGCAATGGGGGTTAAGTGCTGCGCAGTGGGCTATAAATACTGCAATGTCTGCAAATCCATTCGTGCTTGTTACAATTGCCATCATCGCTATGGCCTATGTTGTTTATAAAATGATAAAGCATTGGGACGAGTGGGGTGCTGCGGCATCATTTGTATTGATGATTATAAATCCAGGACTTGCATTTATGTTAATGCTTGTTCAGTCTCTCAGAAAACATTGGAGTGCGATTACTAAGGCTTTTTCAGAGGGCTCAATTCTGGATGGAATAAAATCAATTGGATTAGCAATTGTTGATTCTGTTTTATATCCACTTGAGCAGCTTTTGTCTCTTATAGACAAAGTTGCCGGAACATCTCTTCAGAAAGAACTTAGCGGAATACGGGCTTCTATGGGAATTGATGTGTCTAATATAGCGGATAAGCAGGAAGGAATTGGGCTGGCATTAGCTGACCGAAAAGACATAAATAATTCGATGGATCAGGCGCTAGTAGAAAGATCAATCAGCGAAAATTTCCAGAAGGTTCTTATAGACATTAATGATAAGTCAGGGGCGAGTACGGTTAGAAAACAAGTCGGAGATTCTTCAATACCTATTAAGTTAAATTCAACTATGGTGAGATAATGTTAGACCTTGCTATTATAGAAACAGGAAATGGTGGCGATCTTAAGCTTAATGGCAATGATTTTGCTATTCAAAATAGCTGGGGGAATATGCCATACTTGGCCATGTTTGGGGGTAATCCTGGAGGCATAACATCAACATTTGTAAATTCGGCAGAACAGAGGACAGACTGGTGGGCAAATTCTCTATTATTTCAATCAGAGAAAGAGGCTCAAATGAATAGCTATACTGAATCAGAGCTGATGAATGTATCGCTTACATCTGCAGGATTATCAAAAATAAAGGCAGCTGTAGAAAAAGACCTTGAGTTCATGAAGTCTTTTTCTGAATTATCTGTTTCTGTTTCTTTAGTGTCAGATGACAATATAAAAATAGATGTGGTAGTCATAACTCCTGGTTTAAATTCTGGAAAAATAAATAGTGCTTATGTTCAGTATATTTTCATCTGGGATTCGACCCTTAATGTTCTCGGAGATTTTAGTATAAATGATTTTAATGACGATTTCTTTGTATGATAGTAATACCTAAAATATCCGATTTATATAATGATATAAAGGCAGACATGTATGCCAGACTTGGTATTACAGTAAGTGACAATATGAAATTGTTCATTCCTGTAATATGCGCTGTACAGGCTGCTAAA